AAGATGATTTATGGACATCACAATGGCAAGAACCTAAGATATCTCAATATGGAGGTAAAAATATTAGGTACAAATCTCGTATAAAAGGAGAATTAATTAACCGGTTCCGAGCTGTTCACAGTGAAGTGATACCTTGGAACACAATTAGATATATATTTTAACATGGAATTACCAAAAACTAAAGTGAAGGCTTTACGTAAGTCTCCCAAAAACATGGTCATTTATGGCCCGCCTAAGATAGGCAAAACAACAGCACTAAGTAAATTAGAAGGCTGTTTAATTATAGATCTTGAAGAAGGTTCTGATATGGTTGAAGCTTTAAAAGTAAAAGCTACTAATCTAGGACAACTAGCAGAGATCGGTAAAGCAATTATGCAAAACAAGAAACCGTATAAGTATGTAGCTGTAGATACAGTCACAAAGCTTGAAGAGTGGTGCGAGCATGAAGGTAAAAAGATTTATCAAAATACACCTATGGGTAAAAACTTTGATAAAGATAACAAAGGTACCTCAGTGCTATCATTGCCTAACGGTGCTGGCTATTTATATCTTAGAATGGCATTTAAGAAATGGATGGACAGGTTAAACATGTTGGCAGACCATGTTATATTGGTTGGTCACCTAAAAGACAAGATGATTGATAAGAAAGGGAAAGAAGTCTCTTCTAAAGATCTTGATTTAACAGGTAAGATTAAGCAGATAACATGTGCTAATGCTGACGCTATTGGTTATATCTACAGAGATAATGATGAAACTAAAATTTCATTTAATTCTCAAGGAGATATAGTCGCAGGGTCACGTTGTGATCACCTCAAGGGACAAGATATGACTCTTGATTGGAAACAAATATTTATTGATTAACACTTAAAATTATTAGAAATGGTTGAAATGAGAAACAATCCGCAACAGGAGAAAGGTACAACTCCTGCTACTATTACTGTATCAATGGTCTTAGAAGATCTAGAAAACGGTATAGATAGAACTGGTATCAAAGTTAAGTATGATTTACAAGCATGGGAAGTTAAACAAATGTTTGATCACCCATCATTAAAAGGTAAAAAAGCTAAACGAGTTAAGAAGTTATCTTTTAACTTTATAGATGATACTAATCCAGATGTATTACCTGGACAGGTAGATTTAATAGAAGCTATTGATGAAGAGATGAAAGGCAGACAAATGATGGATGCTCAAGATCAGATTCAAGAGTTTGGAACATCTGAGCAGGTCTCTGAAATAGAGCACGAGTCCGTAATTAGAGAAACTATTGATTTAGAAGATAGAGCAGATACGTACAATGAACAAGATTATTAATATTAAAAAATTTATATAAAATGGCTATAAACAGCAACAATTCAAACGAAGAGGTAATGAATAGTATTAAAAGCTATTCTGGTTTAAGTAATTTTAATATCATGGCAGTTAATCCTACAATGGATGAATTGCATAAAATGGATATAAAAGTTAAACAAGAACCTAACTATCATTTAGAATTAAATGGTGAAGATTACTTTAAACTAGTATTTTGGGTTAAAAATGAAGATCTAACAACTAGATTAGAAATTTTAATGCAGAATAAGCACAGAACTAGCAAGACTGGTAAGTTTCAATGGTTAAATGCTACAGGTCAAGGTACATGGAGTGAAGATACTCCTAGCTACGACTGGTGGCAAAAGCCTGAAACATCTAGAAAAGCATTTACTGGCGAAGAAACATTAATTAACTTTGTTAAGGCATGGGCTAATGTTGCTCCTGGTGACAATGTATACTTTGATACTATTGATAAAATAGTAACAGGTGATGTCACAGAGCTAAAACAATTAGTTACTGCTTTGAAAGATAACAAAGTTAGATTATTAATTGGTGTTAAAGATGGTAAATATCAACAAGTCTATACTAGAGTGTTTGGTAGAGTTAAGCCACAAAGAGATGATTTATTTGTAAAAGCATTAAATGACGAGTATGGTGCATTTAACGCTGAGTTTAATACAGATCTTCAGTGGGGTGAATTCAAACCAGTATTAGCAGTAGTTACTCCAGATTCTGACGAGAATGAAGAGTGGGGAGTAGATAGTAATAATACTGAAGAATTACCATTTTCAAACTAGCGGGATAATAGTAAGCCTTAGTAAGAAGGAGTTATTGGCTGGCCCGCAAGGACATAATAAACCAGCTAATAAATTTAGTTTACAGTAAAGGGTGCTTACTCATCCTTTACTTACTATAAAGAAATAGGGGATTCTCTGAAGAATGCGGAGTCTACGTTAATCATGACACTGACGTTATGGACCTGGGTAGCGGAAATAATGGAAGCAGAGCCCCAAGGTGTCTCCTTTTTCTTATTAACACACATAGATATGATAACATCAAGACCAAGTAATGATATATTACATACAGATGTAATATTAGAAAAAATAACAGAGTTTGATATATTTAAATTTTATTGTCCTAGATTTATAGAGCTTAATAAAAAGTTTTGCAGTGAGCTGAGAGAAGATAAAAGACCTTCAGCTTCTATTGTTAACTATAATGGTAATTTACTATACAAAGATTTTGGATACCCAGACCACACATTTAATTGTTTTGGTTATGTTCAATTTAAGTATGGTGTTACATTTACTGAAGCTTTAATTAGAATTAGCACTGATTTTAATCTTAAACTGGCAAGTACGAATGGAATAGTGCAATCCAAGACTCCTAAACTGTATGGTAAACAAGAGATTGACAAAAAAGTCACTGTAATCAAAAAGAAAAGGAGGCCGTGGTATACTAAAGATGCAATATTTTGGATGAAATTTGGATTAACTAAGGAAATTTTAACTACCTTTGCAGTTGAGCCCATAGACTATTATTGGATTAACGAGAGCAGATTCTCTTGTAAAACAATAACTTATGCCTTTAGGTTCGGTAACAAATTTAAACTTTATGCGCCTTATGAAACAGATCTTAAGTGGTTTAGCAACACTAATAAAAAAATCATACAGGGCTACAATCAACTTCCTGATAAGGGTGAGCTCCTTTATATTACATCTTCCCTTAAGGATGTTATGTGCCTGTTCGCCATGCAATTGTGCGGAGTTGCGTTGCAGTCCGAAATGCAAGTACCCAGCAGAGTGCAAATGCAGTTGTTGTTAAACAGATTTAAAAAAGTAATTATCTTTTACGATAATGATACCCCCGGACAGGCAATGGCTAAAAAGATATGTCGTGAATATCAATTAGATAATCTATATATCCCAAGTGATTGGGGTGCAAAGGACATATCTGACGCCATTGTCGTTCATGGGTTTGAAAAAGTAAAAACATTTATATATGAAAAGATACGCGAGATCAAAAACCAGAAAACGGAAGAAAGGAAAGATACAGAGTAAGAAAACAGAAGTAGACGGAATAAAATTTAGATCAAAATTAGAAGCATTTACTTATAGAAAGCTAAAAGAAGCTGGTATTAAACAAGAATACGAAAGTGAAAAATACACACTTCTTGATGGATTCTATTATACTTCAGATGCTTATCAACAATCAACAAAAGGATATAGA